ACCGAGTGCAAAAACCCGTGGATCGCGGTTAATAAGGTACACCACTATCGTGGCATAGAGGATAAAACGGGTCGTTGAGACAACGCGCTCCCGTGCCGACTGTTTTGCAGTTGGCCAAAAATTCATGAGTTCGCTCGTCTTGAAAATATCCTTCGGGTCCATTCTGATGTTTACTGAGAAATCTTTTTAGTGGGCTTGCGTTTTGCCGCCTTTGCAGACTGACGAGGGGCTGGGGCGCGACCACCCATCAGTGCAGCGAATGGATTCGCACCGGCGCCTCCACCGAGCATTTGAGACAGCATATTGTTCATACCCGCCATAAGGGCCGCCTCATCTACGGCACCGTCTTGGTTCTTTTTCATATTTTTCGCACAATTCTCAGCGGCCGACTCAATCATACTCAGCGTCTCGGGTGGGAACATACTAATCGTGGTACCGAGCATGTAGAGCGTCTGGAAGTACTGCCAAATCGCCGTCTTTGTATTTTCCGTACACTCATCCGTCTTCCAAATCTCATGAAGATTGAGATTCGCTACAAACTTATTTTCGGTGCAAAAAAAAGCGGGCCCGTCCTTGGCCATCATAGCCGCGGTCCATGGCGTGATGTCCTTCATAAATTGATCAAAAGAAGCGCGATCCATAGTCGCCGCCTGGGCTTCCTTTATTTTAGGCTCATCGGGGAAAGTCTGTGCGAGTTCGCCGAGGAACTGACCCATCATCTCATTAAATGCAGAGAGGGTGGTCATTTGTATTTTAATATATCATTTTCCTTAAGTTAAAATGGCTCTTTCATAATCGGCTCGTGGGAGCCCTGTCCTTGGCTGACAATAAAGTAAACCAAAAGACCGACCAGGAAAGCATTCTTGAAATAATCAGAGTTTTTCAATTTACCTTCTTTGTTTATTTTCGCCTTCACGAATACATAACCTACAGTGACTGCCATGGCTATTATGGCAGCGCTAAAGGGCTCTTTGAAATAATGTTCCATTCTACTACTTTACAAGATCTTATTTATGTTGTTTACGCGCCGAGTTTCTGGATTTTCGTCGGTGCGTCATCAAAGAGAGTTTGCTCTGGAATCTTTTGTCCTTCATCCGTTGCTGGTGTTGTTCCGGGAACTTCTGGTGGCGTCAGACCATCACTCGCTGTCACCATAGTATCAACCCCTCCTGGAGTTTTGCCAATTTCCATACCACCGGCCGCATTATCGGCCGTGGGCATCGCGTTCATTTCATCGTCTATTTCAGGTACCTCATCGTCAGCCTCTGGATCTTCGTCTTCGTGATCCATATTAAGATCTTCTCCAGCGGCTGGAAGTGGTAGGTAAGTGTTCAAAATTTCAGCTGTAGGCACGAGATCCTCAATCACGAGACATATATGACGGTAGAAACGCTTGTGGAGATCCTCGTTTCGTTCAGCTTCAGTGTGGGGCTCTGTGATGATGAAAGGGCTCTCGTACAGATCCTTTGCACAAGCCTCGTAGCACCGCTGGACAAACACGTCGTTTGCTGGGAGCTTGATGCTAATCTTTTTAGACTTGCGATCCGTTCGGATGGCGCTCAGAATTTTGACGTGAATTACAAAAACAGCCGCCAACAGGTTTGGGAAGAGGGGCTGGTTCTTGATGATCGCCTCTGTATTTTTGAGAGAAATTGAAGAGTTCCACGTCTTGACCCCTCTCAGGAGTTCCTGGAAGACCCGCGTGGTGTTCTTTCCCTGGGACTCCTTCTTGGCCTCCAGCCAAATTTCCCAAAAGGCCTCGATCATCACGGGGATCATGGCGTCACAGAGCTTCTTGGTGAAGCGCCGCTCGGATTCATTCAGAAGATCCATCTTTATACATCGCGAAGACTTATTTCTTCTTGACTACACGCAATTGTTGAGCCGTCTTCTTGAGGTTCACGAGGCTCGGTAAGAACGTCCCGGGTTCTACAGTTTCTGCTTGGACATCCTCGGTCGGGTGGGTGTGCCGCCACGTCACTTTGAGGTCAAGGGGTCCTATCAGGTCCACCTTGTATCCAAGACGGGACAGCTGCCGCGACATGTAAACGACCGTACTGGCGAGTTCATATTTCGGATATCCGACGAGAAATGTAGGGACCGTCAGTATAGCTTCACGTTTTCCAAGCGCAACTGATGACCTAATTTTTCTTGAAAATTGTTCAAGGAGAGCCTTGTAGTATTCCTTTTTAGCCGAGGCCCTCTTTTTTTCAGCCGCTAGAATGTCCTTGGCGGATGCAATTTCCATCTATAATTCACATCTAATAAGATGACGCAGCTCCTGGCGCGGGAGCTCCGCTCGCCAAATTTGCAGGAGGACCGATGAGTCCACCAGTAGTACCCTTGTTCTGACTCTTCACCGCGTCACGGAGCTGACGATCCAGGTTGGCCTCAATCACTTCATATGACTGATAAGAATCCGCAACATATCCTGGATTGGCGCTGTCGCCTGTGGTTGCCGTCTCGCTTTGATTTAGGATGGAAACTGAACCATCATCTGCAATCTTGGCCTGGACATCGTACTGTGTACCGTAGTACCCATCAGTATTGAAGAACATGAGACGCGCATCGTATTTACCACCTCCTTGGCTCTTTATGAAAAGAGTCTCAATAGGATAAATGGTAGGCAGGCTCTTCTGAACCTTTTCTATAATAACTTGGATCACGTCAGGTGACACAGGGGCATCGGACGGACCCGATGGCAAACCGTCAGCCGTCTTGGTCTCGTAACGCACCTCCTGACGACCATTCCAAATTAAAAATAAAATGAGCAAGACGAGTACCAGTATGACCAGGTCCTTCATTAGTATTTACTGCGAAAAAAGATTGATTGAAAAAAACTCTGCAAATTTAAATGGCCTTACTGGTCTACTCCGATAAATGTAAATGGTCACAGGAGATTATCATGTACATCAAGACTCAACCTGCCCTCCTTGATATCGTGAGATTTTGGAACGTGAATGACCAAGGCGTCCCATCCAAGAAAATCACCAGAGTCCCAACGCTCGTCACGAACGATGGGAAAATGCTGGTGGGCAAGGAGGTCCAAGCGTGGCTCGAGTCCATGGTCCCATGTGATTTTGAGTCGTGGGATTCAGGCGCGGGCGCCAATCTGGACGGCACGGATCATCCGAACATGTTCGAGTTTGATCGCTATGGTGAATCTCTCCAACCCCGCCTGACACCTGAACTCGAGGCGAAAATTGGAGGGGACGTACAGGACGCTTACCAGAGGGCTGGACAGCGTTAGCGCCGGCTTAGAGAATAATTTACTTTTTGAATCAAGAATGCATCTGAAGACGATTCAGGCTTCGGCTCTAAAATCGGTCTTTGAGGTGCTCAAGGATATCATCAATGATGTGAATGTGTATTTTACTAAAAATGGAATTCACATTCTCACCCTCGATACGGCCAGGGTCACACTGGTCCACATGAATCTAGGAGCTGACAACTTTGAAGAGTACGATTGTCCAACGGACATCGCAGCGGGTCTTAACATGGCCAATGTATACAAGCTGCTCAAGAGCGTATCGGGTCAGGACACCCTGGATATCAACATCATTGGTCGTGACTATATGGATCTCCTGATTGAAAATCCCGTCAAGAAGTCTTCGACCCAATTTCGTCTGAAATTGCTGGACATTAATGAGGACATCATTGAGTTTCCGGACATTGCCATGAACGTCGTGACAACCCTACCATCGGTTGATTTCCAGCGGATCACCCGAGACATGGGGAACCTTGCGGTGGAGATGGATATTATCCGTGACGGTCAGAAGCTCATCATGAGTTGCAAGGGGGACTTTGCAGATCAAATGACTGTCATTGATTTTCCGGATTCTCCCGTCAAACGCACCGGTAATACATTTAGTCTCAAGTACATCAACCTGTTTACAAAGGCGACCAACATGTGCTCTAGTGTACAGCTCATGCAAGATTCAGAAAATGAAAACATGCCAATTATTTTCAGATATACAATTGCAAACTTGGGAGATTTGAAATTTTATTTGGCGCCAAAAATTGATCCTTAAAAATTAGAAACAAGTACTAGGGATGGAGGCTAGGTTTAATTTAAGAGTCCAAGAATGTAAATCAGAGTCTGAATTGGCAGAGTACCTCCTTGATTGTTTGCCAATCATAAAAGACTATACGGCAGAGACTACTGAAGAGGTGAGTACGAAACAGTTATTAAACTTCAGGGTGGCGACCCGCAAGGGTGTACAACGCCAGGACATTTATAAAAGGTACATGAACGAAGTGGAAGGCCAATTTGATGTTTGCCCCAAGGGGACCGAAGATCACCTCAAACCGTGTAAAAGGTGCGGCTCAATGTATACGCGAATATTTGACGAGGTCCAGAGCGAAGAATCGTGCTCCAAGTGTGGGATGATAGAGTATGTTCTTGGTAACGAACTAGGTTTCAAGGAGGAGCAGGAAATGGAGAAGAACGTCGTCTATTCTTACAAACGCGAAAATCATTTTAACGAATGGATCAGTCAGTTTCAAGCCAAAGAGTCTACGAGTGTACCGGACATTGTCATTGACCAGCTCCGGGCCGAATTTAAAAAGCAGAAAATCAAGGACCTTTCGGAGATTACTCATGAAAAGGTCAAGACCCTGTTAAAGAAACTTAATTATTCCAAGTATTATGAACACGTGCCATACATTTCTACGATTCTAAATGGCATCCAGCCCCCAACAATGCCTCAGGCGCTCGAGGATAAGCTTAGGCTTATGTTCCACAAAATACAAGCTCCTTTTGAGAAACATAAACCGGCGAACCGAAAGAACTTTTTGAGTTACAGTTACGTTCTTTATAAACTCTGTGAATTGCTCGGCGAGGATGAATTTTTGCCATGCTTTCCATTGCTCAAGAGTCGGGAGAAGCTGTATGTTCAGGACCAAATTTGGGAAAAAATGTGCAATGAATTACACTGGGAGTTTATTCGCACAAATTGAGGTCGGTCAACAATCAATTTTGTCCAAAATAGGTTCGGCAATTTTTTCACGAATTACAGTTTCAAATTCCAAGGGACCCCTCTTGTCCGGGAAGTTTATGAGGTAACCCTGATTTAAATCTAAAAGATTTAAATAATTTTGGGTCTGAATTCGGTAAGTCTCATTGAGTTTGCTTACCGACTTGAGCTCTATGACATACTTGCGATCCACGATGAGGTCGGCCCGGACGTTGCCCACGTTCTGACCGGCGTAAAACACTGGGATGATGCGTTCGGTTTCGTAGTTCATGAGCCGGTCACGAAGAGCCACCTCGAACGCACAGTGATAGACCGACTCGGAATATCCAGGACCGAGGGATGTCCATATGTCCCGGGAAATTTCACGCAAAGTGTGCTCCATTATTTTTGAATTAAAATTAGTTTTAATTAGAGATGCTCTGGTTGGGCCACCTGATGACAACCTGGCTGTACTTTGGACGTTTAGAGTTGGAAGATGCATTCTGGGCGATCGCCCCAGACTTGCCCATGGCACTTTTTTTGTCACCCGGGGGGGCGTTCGTGGATCCGAACACGCCTTGGCGGGTGATAAAAAACTGGTACTCGTACACATGGTTTTACAAGTTGCCCCACTCTTTATGGTTCTTAATTTTAATTCAAAATTCAAGGGCCCGAAAGATTTATACCTTTCATATCCTCATGGACCTGCTGAGTCATACAGGTGAATGGTCTATTGAACCGGCGTTCCCGGTGGGTCCGGCGATCCATGGAATTTGGGACCCGGTTGAGTGGGTCTAACGGGAATTGCGTTTAGCTACAGACCATAAAAGCCTTTTGACGCGGCTTCTATTTGTTTTCCAATTATTATTTATTGGTTCGCTTCTAAGTGAATTTATAGTTTCATTGATATTTTTAAGTTTGGCAAGACTAGTTGTAAAGTTGCGCATTCCCGCGTAGTTATTTCCAAATAATGGCCCCAATGATAGTTTTAACTTATTAATCTTTTCACTGCCCTTCAATCGTTGAAAATTTTTCGATCTGACAGTTCTAATTAAATTTTTAGCAGAATTGTGAACCGAATTAGCCCCAGCACTTTCAAAGTTCGAGAGGTTCAGCAAATTCGATGGACGTTGAGCAGTCTGTCTAGCCGGAGCTTGACGTTGAGCAGTCTGTCTAGCCGGAGCTTGACGTTGAGCAGTCTGTCTAGCCGGAGCTTGACGTTGAGCAGTCTGGTTGAGATTCTGTAGAAGTTTTCGCGCCCGTGAAACTATATTTGGAGATGGGTTATATTCTATTATATCAGAGAGCCAGTTTTTTCTCGTGAAGCCATTATCAGTTGGCGTGGGGAGATTGTGATTTCTGAACCATTTATTAAGATTCGCAGATGGAGAACGAACGGTGGTTATATTAACCGGGACCAATGCCTGCCGTCTTCGGGCCGCCGCTGCACTGGATTGGGCCGCAACTTGGGCGCGTAGTGCATTATTAACCCGCGCTGGTAGCGGGGCGGCAGAAGGTGCTTGGGCGCGTAGTGCATTATTAACCCGCGCTGGTGGCGGGGGGCCCAGCGGCACTTGGGCGCGAACCACACGTCGTGGTAATACATTCTGTGAAGTCATTTCACCTGATAAATTTTGAATATTCCGAGGTAAAGTACTCATAAGGTGGTTCTGTAAAAAGTCTTTTATTCTCGTGTTTAGTGAGGTTACAAGTGTCCTTACGAACTGTGCTCTTCCCTCGCGATTTTGTCGGCGAAGCCGTTGAATACTCCTGAAAATTGGAGCGAGTGTCAGTACATCAAATGCATCCGAATGACTGTATAAAGTGCGCTGCCACCAGCGCCCGCCCATACTGGGCATATTACTTGTTGCGGCACCAGCATAAACATTTGGACGATTCCCAGCGAGTTGCCACCCATGATGGCAAAATTGAACATCATCAACCCCTGCGGTTCGTGTAGCAGTAATGGCATTAATCTGTCCAGCGGTCGCAACCTGCGTTCTTCCGTGTGCAATATATATAAGGTCATCAAGTTTGCCCATTTTTTTCCATATATACATATTCAGTAACCCGGCTACGTTACACGAACCAGGGCGTTCGGTGGGTACGAACCCACGGGAATTTGGATTGGTGTTCGTGTTTGACGAACTTTTTCTAATTCCGTAAAATCCCCACCAACCGAACATTGCCATTGAGTGAAAGAAAAACGACTCTATAAGTTTAGATTCAGATGTGTAAGAGGTGTACTTGAACACACTCTTCCAATTCCTTGCTCGCATGGCGGTTGCGAAATTGCCACTTCCGTTGATATTTGTTCGGTCAGAAACCATTCTGACCATATTATTTTCTGCCGCTTCGTACTCTGGCGTGTTAATGTCTACCCATTTCCCATCTTTTATAAGGGAATTCATTGCGTTATTTTTCAAAATCATCATTGCACTATAAAAACTGGCAGTGCGCCCAAAACCAACCGGATTTCCTCCATTTTTATAGTTGAAACCAAGTTGTTTGGCTGCATTGGGTGATGATACCGCATCACGAAGTTTAGGAATTGCAGCTTTTACTTGTTGAAGATTATCAAACCTCCATGGATAATTTAATATAGTTGCGAATTCAATCTTGAAAAGGAGATATGATATTAAAAAACTTGCTCTCAACACACCAGTCGCGTCCCCATTAAAAAAAGCCATTTTATATCCTTCCCATTTTGTAGCCGCTCTCGCGATTTCCTGTGTGAATGATTCGGTTTTTGTATTAATTCGTAATGAATTTCTCAATTGCGCGACGTTGATCGGTTGAATAACAGGTAGATTTTTGCGCCAATATATGATATTATTAATAGAAGATTCTAAAAATATTATTTGAGATGATCCACTTGCGTAAATACTCATGAGTTGGCCATTTGTATTTATATTACGAACATCTCTCCAGTCACATGGAATAATTGTAGGCGAGTTTGAATCTACTATATAGTAATTACCTCCACATTTGATTCCACAAATAGCATGACGTCTACTAGCCTTATGTTGTGGAGTTATTGTTAAACTAATATACGCGGCTCCTAAATAAAAATCAGGTCCGAATAAAGAGCTGGATATTGAACGTGGTCGCCATGTTTCTGTATTGGCCGAGACTAAATAAAAATCGGGCAAGGGTACATTAGACTGTGAAGTGGAGGTTATACTGTTAGTACTTGAGTTAATAATACGTGAATTATAATTTGTAATTGAAAGTCTGTCTAGAATCGACTTCACCACTCCCATAGGATGTCCCCAATTCGCCAAAACGGGTTCGCCACGGCGAGTCGGGATGACATTTTGCACAACCTTTCTCGGATCTGTTATATTCTGTCTAGTATTTTCAAAATAATGATATATTAATTTATAAAAATTAAATTTACTGTGGAGTTTACCATACATTGGACATGTTGCGTTTGGTTTGAGAAGATCACGTCTTCCTGTATCAGATTTCAATTCTGTGTTGACGTATTTAACCAAAGCATTAAAAAGTATCCGATTGCCATGCCGAGTCAATAAAAATTGGTTTAAGGCAGCGAAAAACCAACACGTATTTGTCTGGGACTGTCTTATAAATGTTCCTGTACAAGTTCCTCCATTGTTACTCATTAAAATTCACACACATATTTATTTCGCACCGAAAGACTTGGCGTACTTGCTGCGGATCCACATCGCATCAGACTTGTAGATGCGGGACGCGCGGGGCAGGGTACGCTTCGTCAGCGTGCTGATAGCGATCAGACGACGCATCATGGACAGGGGCTTCTCACCCTTGCTGATGCCCAGAGAAAGAGCCTTGTAGCGGTTCGACTTCGCCTCGACCGGGTGGTAACCGTACTTGGTCAGCATACCACCCTTGAGCTTACCGATCAGCTTGGTGCCCTTGCCAGCCGCACCCACATCTGGGATGGGAGTTGGCTTGACGCGGCTGATGCCCGCCTTGCGGACATAGGAATACTTGGTGCCATCACTACGGGTGACGCGAATCACGCGGCGAGTGCGACGCTGGGTGTAACCAGAACGCATGATGGACTTCATTTACTATGCGTCAAGAAAAATTGGTGGAGAAGCCCCTCATGAACATCCTAAGCTTCCCATCATTTGACGCACCAAAATCAAAAACATCTTGGTCCGAAACGTCGAGGTCCAGTGTTGGCACTTCGTAGTTGGCTCTTAATTTCATTGTAGAATAGAGGATTCCCGTAGCATAGGACTTGAGGTCGGTCACTGGGGCGGGTCTGGACCATCCTATCTTCATGGCTAGGACATCCTTTTTAGCCAAAAATGGGCCAGAAGGCGTAGTCTCGGCGGCTCCGCCATCTATGTAGGTCCACTCTCCGATTTTTACAGTTGAAAAAAGAAAAGGAATTGCGATGGTCGCACTGACGGCATCAAGGACGCTCAATTTTGGAGTTGAATTTACAGAAAAATAGTCGGTCTTCATCAAGTCCACACAGTAGGCGGATACATGGAACTTGATGGGGTGCCACGCGTACAGTTCCTCGAATGTGATATCAGGTTGGCCTATGAATTTAGTACAGGCTTCGGAAAGAACCTTTCTGATCTTTGCAGGGGTCACGAGACCATAATTTTTCATAAAATTTTTCAAATTTGGTTTCATAATCTGTTTCACGGGTACGTCGAGTGCGTAATCAAGAACCTTTGCAAGGTCCCCTTTCGTCGCGAGAAACAGGAAGCCCAATAGGCCTCCGGCCGACGCCCCTGAGATTTCCTCAAGGTTATCGAGTCGGCCTTCATGTTTTAGTTTTGAAATTACTCCTAAATAAAGGAAGAAGCCCATGGCTCCTGGACCGATGGCAAGGCACCGGACCATTCTATAATTTTAGTCTAATAATACTGGGGGTACTGGCCGCGCAGGAAAGCAAAGACCAGGGCGAACACCAGCGTGTGCGCACCAACAGCCATCGCCGAGGTCTGGCCTGACATCAGCAGACCACCGTTCTTGGGTGGAATCGTCAGCAGCAGACCAGGGGTCAGCAGCACGAACAGGAGCGCTGGAACGAACAGGTCGGCCGTAGTCAGGCTGATCTTCAGCACAAACTTGGCAATCGCCCAGTAGACCAGTGCCAGCACCAGGGCGTGGAAGACGGCCTGGAGCAGCAGACCGGCACCTGGGGGCAGGGCCAGCAGCATGCGTGGGCTCAGTACGGCGAACAGAATCGCTGGGATCAGAACCTTGGGGCCGGTAACGTCAAACATCTTTACAAATATCCAATATAATTTTCGGCCCATCCAAAGAAATTTTCAGCCTGGACGCGCTCTGAAATCACTGGAAGATTACAAATGAGGTTCCACATGATACGATGTTCCAGTGTCGTCTCTTGTGTCTGATACCAACGTCCATTCTCGAGGACGAGATCCACAAAGTCTGGGAACTTAGCCTTGAGATTCATATATTTTGATTCGGTATACTCACGAATCTTCATCCAACCATCTAGAAGCTCCTGGGAGTACATATCCTGCCAGTCTTCGGGATGGATTTCTGGATCAAATTCATCCGACCCATCCGAGTCGTATGCGAGATCGTAGTTGTAGGCATCACGAGAATACTCATCGTTGATACCCATGATTTTTACTTATTTTACAAACGTCGCGAGACTCTAAGCCTCAAGCATGGCCTTCAAACCCGTGACCATGACGCCATCAGATTCCTTTGTCGGTGCCGCGTCAAGAATGGCCTGGAACGCTCCTTCAACCTGTGCCTCGTTTCCACCAAAATAACTCGAAAGACCCTTCTTTATCACATCCTTGGTCAGTGACCCCTTGGTCTTTTTTGTTTTAAAATTCACCTTGACCTTGTCCTGGACCTTTACGGTATCAATTTCATTCTCTTTCATGTGCTTCGTCACAAACTTGCGAAGATCCTTCTCGCGTTGGTTCAAAACGCTGAGATCTTTGCGAGCTGCGGCCAACTGGGCCTTGAGGCCGACCCACTCAGTCATGGCTGCTTTAAAGTCCATTTCTGGTAATTTCATATAAATTACTTAAGCGAAGCTAACGCGGGGAAGAAACTCGCGAGTTTCTTCACTGATACTCTGGTGAAATCTCAAACTTGGGGCGCATGGTGTCTGGGGGAATCGTGCTGAGGTTAAAGATGCTGACTGGGGTGCGGGGGTTGATTGGCTCGGAGCGGAACTGCTGGTTGGCGTTGCGCAGAACACCACCAACAGTCTCTGGGTAACCAATCTGGCTGCGTGGGTCCAGGTAGTTCTGGCCCGACAGAATCTTGTCTGGGCTGAACTGGCCAAAATCCTCGGTCTGAACAACCTCACGGGGAATCAGACTGGCAGAGGAGACGTCGTCGCTGCTGGGGCCATTACCCTCAATTGGGTAGCCGTGACCGTCCAGCTTGTTCATCGCAGATCTGGCATGAGCATACCCGCCACCGTACATGCTTGGCAGGGTGTTGCCCAGGTTGGCACCCATCGGGTTGAACTTGGGGCTGTTAAAGGCACTAGGCTTGGGGGCGAACAGCAGAAAAAGAATGACTACGGCCAGAACCAGAATGGCGAGTCCCTTGCGATCCATATTATTATAAGTTGCGGATAATTTTTTTGGGCTGGGGAGGGAAGGACAGTTCCTGTGAAACTGGGACTAGTCCAGATAATCGGCCGGGTCGTCCTCGTCCGGCTCGGCCGGGTCGTCCGAGAAAAGATACTCCTTGGGGAGCTCAGGCGTCTTGGGTGGAGCCCGGACGCGCACCTGGAGAATCCGCCAAATGGGACCAAACGACTTTTTCAGGAACCAGAGACCAGAGAGTTCCAGCATCACGTCGCAAGATGTCTCGGGCTGGATCTCGCTGAGTTCAACTGGATTCTTGCGAGTATCAAACGCAAGTGTGGCCACCTGACCCTTGACGGTGACGAGAGAAGCGCCAAGGATTCCGTCCGTCACACTCTCCTGCCAAGCGTTCTGGATAGTCTCATCACTCAGCTCCTTGCCAAACCACTCCTGCTTTGACTGCTTGGCTTGGGCCAGAATCTTCTCATCAATTTCGGAAAAAATAGTGGAATCAGTCTTGAAGTTCACCGACTTGGACGTCAGAGAGTCCTGGAGCACAAGGCCATTGACCTGATGACGGGCACCTGAAATCTTCAGAAAGTAGCGACCGTCTGGGAGCTTCTGAGGCGTCGCGTACTCCATTTTATACTAAGAACTAATTTCTTCTTTAACACTAGATGACCACGTGCAGTTCAGATCTGATTACCAAGGGATGCATGTGCCTCTCGAACCCCGTCGCGCCCAATTCCCAGTTGTGTGCGTACGTCAACCGTCAGAATGGCCTGGTGACTCCATGCGACGAGGGCTGCTGTGTCCCGGCGTGTAAATACTTGGAGTACGCCCCCAATATTCTCCAATCTTATAATGAATTCCGCCCGTCTTCTGGAACGGCTCTTCCGGCTGGGTTCGGCGTCAATCTTGTACAAAGTGACAACCCCACCCAAACAAAGGATGCATATGATTTCACTCAACCCGAGATTCGGACCCAGGCTGTATGGGAACGCATGTTAATTCCGCTTTTGATGCTGGTTATTGTATTTTTAGCCATCATTTCAATGGCTTAAAGATGCCCGTCATGTCTAGAGTAGAAATGGCCACCACTACCCCAGTGACTCTTGAGCTGATCGCCAAGGAGCTGAAGGCGCTGCGCAAGGATGTGCGCAAGATTCGTCAGCATTTTGAGGACCCCACTGGCGAGAAGCAGGCTGCTCGCTCCCAGAACAACGGCTTCAACAAGCCCCTGAACGTAACCGACAAGCTGCGCACCTTCCTGGGCCTGGGTGCTGATGAGAAGATTTCCCGTTCTCAGGTGACGGCCCGCATCAACACCTACGTGACCGAGAAGAACCTGAAGGCCGGTCAGAACATCAGCCTGGACGCCACCCTGAAGGACCTGCTGCAGCCACCAGAGGGTACGCAGGTGACGTTCCTGAACATTCAGAAGTTCATCAACCCCCACTACATCAAGGAGGTGACCGAGAAGAAGCCAAAGGCTGCGGCTGCCAGCTCTGATGCTCCTGTCAAGGAGAAGAAGTCTCGCCCCAAGGTTGCGAAGGCTTAAAAGTATCAGTCTAGTGTAATACAAAACAAAATGGAGGATGTAAAACTTCCCCCACCAGAGCTTTCACGTGAAAACCTGAATGCTCTAGTTGGGACGAAAATTAAGGATCTAAATTTGTATCGCCGAGCTTTCACGCACAAGTCAGCCCTGAAGCGTTATTCCGGTCTGACTGGTTCGTACGAAACTCTGGAGTTTATGGGGGATTCGGTTCTCGGATTTGTAATTACAAAGCATCTGTTTGATCAGTACGAAAAGCACCAGGAGGGTTTCCTGACAAAGGCTCGGACGAAAATGGTACGGGGTAAGACCCTTTGTGAGATTTCCAAAATTTTGGGTCTTGACAAGTTAATTCTCATGGATGAAAAGGGGGATCGGAATGGATGGAACACGAATGAGCACATTATGGAAGATGTGTTTGAGGCTCTCGTAGGCGCCATCTATCTTGATCTCGGTATGGTTCACGCCAAGCAATTTGTTTTAGAATCATTCACGAAGGTTGAGACGTCACTTGTGGATGACAACTATAAGGACCAACTCATGAGGTGGTGCCAAGCTCTCAAGTATCCACTTCCCGAGTACCGCATGGATGGTCAGACGAACGGTCAGTTTTTCATCACCGTCATAGTAGATGGAATGGCATGTGGATCAGGATTCGCCCTCACAAAGAAACAAGCCGAACAAAATGCAGCAGAAATTGTACTTAAGACGGATTCACGATTTAAAAGTAAACATGGAGGCCCCCCCAAACGTGAGGGACGTGGCGGCGAGGGCCCGTGAACTTCTCGCGGCTGAATACGCCGAACAAAGATCAGAAGAATGGTTAGAGCTCCGGGATCAGATGATTACCGCGAGTGATGTAGCCAGTGCGATTGGAGAAAATCATTATGAAACCCCAGATGCGTTTGTAAAAAAGAAGGTCCTAAGGACCAAGTGGGCCGGCAACGCCGCCACGGAACATGGGACCCTTCTCGAGCCCCTTGTCCGCGACCTGTATGATCAGCGCACGGGGCGAAAGACCCACGAAATTGGGCTGGTCCAGCACCGAGATTATCCATGGCTCGGCGCCTCGCCTGATGGTGTCACGGAGGACGGGCTCCTCGTAGAGATCAAGTGCCCCCTGACGCGGAAGATCGATGCCAAGGTACCTAAGCACTACTGGCCCCAAGTCCAGCTTCAACTGGAGATTACGGACCTCGAGGAATGCGACTTTATTCAGTATCGTCCGGGTGACGAACGGACAGTTCCCCCAAAACCCGAGGAGTTCGTCGTTGTCCGAGTGACTCGGGACCGCGCATGGTTTGAAAAGAACCTTCCGGCCATGAAGGCGGCATGGGACAGAATTTGCCGAGGACGCACTCATGGACTATGCGAGCTGGTTCCCGAGCCTCCTTCACAATTTAAGAATGAAATTGTTTGTGAAATAATAGATGTGCCACCACAAGAACCGGTTTCTGAAGTGCAAGGGGTGTGATGGCGAGTTTTGTGCCAGGTGCATTCAACTTGAGGTTCACGGTTGCCCCAAGCTGGATGAACGGTCAAAAACCGAAAAAGATAATTTAGCAAAGAAATTAGTGAAGGTTACAGCTCCAAAGATCGTTACTTTTTGACGCGCGAAAAGAGATACACAATAATTACGGCAAGAACAAGCCATATGAGAATATCAGAACCAGATGTTGGAAGCATAGTCCAGGTGTCGTCCTTGGCGCGGTGGCCGCCCATCCAACTCCATGGCTGGCCTGGACGAAACCACGTGACTCTACCATCCGGGAACTCGTTCTTGCGAGATGGAAAGCCACGGAATGGAGCTGGGCTGGAATCGGCCGTCTTTAAGTACATGGGACCGGACAGGTTCATGTTTGGATCATCCGAACCAAGAAGAGGATCTACATAAACAGTGGGCTCTTCGCTAATTTCTGTAGTATAAGAACCGTCAATTGGAATCGTGCTCGGGAACCCATCGGAATACACACCGTAGGTTCCGGACCATGTGTAAGGGTTGAAGCGATTAATGCTCAAATCATCACATACCATAGCGGCTGTAGCCATTAACATACGCTTACATTTTTATTAGAATATACTTTCGTCTGGACCTTTTGACGGTGCAGTTCCCACATGGTGTCCATGTCGACATTCAACATGTGGGCCAACTGGAAAAGATAACTGAACACGTCCCCCATCTCCATCATGATGTCAGTTCCACGATCCTTTTTGAGACCGGTTTTCTTGTAAATTCGCTGGTTCTGTCGGATGGATGACGCGAGTTCGCCCATCTCTTCATTCAGGAGCATCCACACAATACTTACTGGCGCTTTGTCCCATCCCTTTTGCTTGCACATTTGAGCAGTTTCATCGCGAAACTTATTCATTATGTAACAAACACGGGTCGTCTCTAAGCTCGGTTCAAGCGGTTGAGGATGGGTCGCATTTTGAACACAATAAAACACGCCACCATCAGTAACATAAATTCAGTGCCCAGCTTCCAATTCTCCACAATCCGGTTATTCTTGGACTTTTTCTCCACCCATGGTTCAACAACGCCGTTGCTGAAGAGACGGATGGCGCGATCAATTGCGAAAAAAATGAAAAAACCAATCAGAATGTCGTCGAGAGCCCTCATCTAAAATGCAATCTTGCTATTGTATGGCAATTTATTTCCGTATGTGCTCGTGCTGACGGGTGCTGCAAGAGGGACTGGAGTTGAAGAAATGTCACGCAGGTACACGAGCTGCTGGAGAACACCGGTTGACACGGTCGCCGTCGCCTCCTTGGCGACTTGGCGATTCATGGCGTCCACCTGACCACGAACGTCGTTAT